GACTCGAAGGTCACGGTCAGCGTGGCGTCGGAACCCACGTCGGTCGCAGCGGTCAGCGTGCGAACGATCAGGTACAGGTCCTCGCCAGCGCCGATGTCGCGCACGGTGTTCGTGCCGACGCCGTTGCCCAGCGGAGCCAGGTCCACCACGTTGGTGGAGATGGCCGTCGCGGTGACTGCCTGTGCATCCGAAAATTCAAGGAACTTGTCCAAGATCATGATCCTGCTCCTTAGCTCACTTGAGCCTCGTTGTTGATGATGGTGTCAACGCGGCGGATGGGGATGCCCATGAAGGCCACGTTGCCCGAGATCGGATTGCCGAACTGGTCCAGGGACTGTTCGATCGACAGCGCACCGGCCGACTTCTGCAGGGCCATGACGCGCAGCAGGGAGAACACGGTGCGGTTCATGTAGAACACCGGACGGCACATGCCGAAGGACGGGATGCGGTCGATGGCGCGGCTCATCAGCTTGATCAGCTCGGTGCCGGCGGTGGGCGCCTGCGTGTCGGACTGGTTCGCCAGATGGGTGATGTTGATGTTGGCGATACGGGTCGCATAGCGCCAGTCACGCACGGCAATGCCGCACTTCCACTGGTAGTGGTCCTGGTAGGCGCGGTAGCGGCCACCGGCGGCATCGATCACGGTGTCGAGGCCGAGGTCGGTGTGCTGCAGGCCGGCGGTCGAACCCTTGGGATAGATGCCGTGGATGGTCTGGTCGCCCCAGCCCACCAGCCACACGGATGTGAGGTTGGCAGTGCCGCCGGCAGAAATCACGTTCTGACCGTTGGTGGCGCCGGAGATGGTGGAGTAGCGCGGGGCCAGACCAGTGAAGGCCTCGGGCTCGGAGCCGGAGTTGCCGTAGATCAGGGTCTGCGCCATGCGCTGGTTCATGGCTTCCAGGAAGGCCATGTTCTCGGACAGGCGGAACTGCGCGGTGTTGCCGTTCAGTTCAGCGAGGTCCTTGTCGACCTGGCCGAAGGCCTCCAGCATGCCGGTCGTGTCATCGACCTGCACGGTGGTGGACTTGGACTGAGGCACGCCGTAGTTCAGCTTGCGCCAAGCCACGTCAGGCAGACCCGTGCGAACCGTGGTGCGGTGGCCGGTGGGCAGGTTGCCCTCGATCCACAACATGTCCGTCAGAATGTCGTTGGTCTGGTTGAGAAGCTCGATGATCGTGGCAACACGATCGTCGGGGTCGCGGCGCTTTGCCCAGTCTGCGAGCGTCAGCGCGTTGGTTGCAAGAGTAGGCATAAAACCTCCAGATGGGTAAAGCGCCGAACGCGCCGAATTGTGAAGTGATGTTGCAATCGCATCACACACAGCGCGAAGTGTATCGCGTATTGAGAAACCCGCAACGCTGTCAACTCATTAATTTTTCAGGCAAAAAAAGACCCGACCGAAGTCGGGCCAAGTTTCCAGGGAGGAAACATCATGAAAATTCAGCGCTTGGGAGGTTTGGGCAGCTTCCTGCCCTTCTTGCCGTAGGCCATGACCGGCTCCTTGGTTGGTGGACGTTGAGAGTATCGCATCACGCGAGCCGCAGCACAAGCAGCCCGCCGCTCACGCGCTTGGTCTGGTACCGCTCGCCGTGCCGCTTGGCGCGACGACACACCGCCTGACGCACCATCTCGCGCGAGCGCACCTGCTCAGGCACGATGAACCAATCCAGCGGGCGCATGTCATTGAACGGATACCCGACGCGCGCCATGCCCGAGGCGAAGCGCGAGATCATGGGCACGCGCTCGCCGAGGCGGTCGGGCAACTCCTTGGGGTTTGGCATCAGCCACCGGAAGAACCGCCGTACAGAATCTCAGCCGCCGACTTGCGGCCAGGCGAAGGCGCGCGGCCCAAGCCAGGCGCGTCGTGCTCGCCCAAGCCCTTGCCGATGGAGTGCAGGAGCTTGATGGTCTCGGCATAGCCCAGGCGGTCCTCCAGCGCGGAGATCACGTCGGGAGCCTTCTCGGACGGGATGAACTGGCGCACGGCGCGGCGCGCCAGCTCCATGTTCGCGTCGTGGCTCTGGCCCCATTCGTTCTTGAGCGCGGCCTCCTGCACCTTGTTCTGCTGGTCGAGCTGCGCGATGCGCTGCGCCTCGGCGGCCTCGGTGGCGGCGGCCTGGGCGGCGGTAAATTCGTTCCACTTGGACGCCAGCGCCTGCGCCTGCTGGGGCAGCAAGCCGGCCTCTTTGAACCAGGTGGCCGCGGTCTTGGCAAAGCCGTCGTCCTGGCCCTCGGGCACAGGCAGCTGGTAGGCCTCGGGCGTATCGGGCGCGCCGACAGCCTTGTAGAACTCGGCCCACTGCTCGGGGCTCGCGTCCTTGGGCGGCAGCTTCACCGAAAACTCGGCGGCAGCGGCAGAAGGGTCGCCGGCAGCGGGCGCGGCAGGAGCTGCAGCAGGTGCAGCAGGTGCAGCAGGCGCAGGAGGCGCAGGAGGCGCAGCAGCAGCGGCAGGAGCCGGCGCGGCAGCGGGTGGGGTCGCGGCAGCGTCGCCGGACAAAGCGGTCAGGGCATTAGGCATCAGAGATCTCCTTCAGTTTCAACAATTGCTCGTCCGTCAGGTTGAGGGTTTCGGTGATACGCAGCCAAACCTCGCGCCGGCCTTCGGCCAGCACAGTGGCATGCGTGTCGATCTTGCCATCCTTCGCCACGACCACGCAGGACGTGTCGGCACGGCAGAACTCGCGCAGGTCGGCGAGCACGCGGGTGCCGGATTCCGAGCGGAACACGGCGCGGTAGTGGTTGCGCCGGTTCCAGAACCGCTCGAACAGGTCGATCATGCGGCAGACCTCATGCGGCGGAAATCATTTCATTCGGCGAGGCGTTGGCCAGAGCCTGGGCCCCGGCCAAGTCCTTGGCGGCGGAGGCGGCCACGGGCGCAGCCTGCAGGATAGACGCCAGCTCGGCCTGCTGCGCCTCCTGCGCGTTGATCTCCTCCATCTCCTCGTCGGAGTACATAATCTTCGCTGGCACGCCGTTGACGTCGGCCAGCACCTTTGCTGCCTCATCGAAGTTGAACCGTTTGAACACCGTGGGCCCGGCGATCTGCGCCAACGGCGCCAGCTGCTCGAACGTGCGCAGGATCGACACACCTTCCTCGACACGGCGGGCCCGCTCCAGCGGAGAGGTGTACTCGACCTCGAACAGGCCGCCAGCCTCCATCAGCTTCTCGGGCATGGGCGGCAGCACGCCGGCGGCGGCCAAGATGTCCATCTCGCGCTCGACCATCGGATTCAGGAACTCGGCCTCGATGCGCGACGCGGTCGGAGCGAGCAGCGCGCCCTTCTCCTGCGCACGCAGCATGGCCTCGGTCGCCGTCATGCTGGGCGTGTCCACCAGGATCTGAAACAGCGTGTTCCAGAAGGCGTCGTTGATGAGCGCCCTCTTCTGGTCCATGAGCTCCAGCCCGATCTCGGGACGGCTGCCGGTGGTGAGCGGCTGGATCATCTGCCGGCCATTGTCGTCCACGCCGCCATAGTTGATGGCAGCAGGCGTCATGCGGATCGCGTCGAGGATGCCGTCACGATGGGCCAAGAGCGGCGGCAGCACCGCGAGCTGCGCGGCCTGGATGGTCGTGCGGTTCATCTCGTTGAGCATCATCACGTCGGGCAGGATGAGCTGCGCGGGACCACGGCCATAGACCTCGCCCGAGGTCACGGCATAGCGCGACACCGCATAGGGGAACGAGCGATAGCCGCCCTCCCCCACGATCTCGCGCGAATCCACCGCGATGAAGTAGGACGCGAAGGCCATGCCACGGTAGTCCTTGCGCGACACATCCGCGTCCTCGCGCGGCTTGACGCAATGCACGAACCAGAACTCCTGCTCGGGCCGCTTCTCGGCTGCGTCCTTGATGGGCATGGGCAGGTGGTCGAGGCCGAACTTCTGCGCCGCCTGACGCGCGGTCATAGGGAACTCGCGGTGCACCAAGTCAACGATGCCGTACTCGTTCTCCATGAAGAACAGCTGGTCGATGGGCACCGTGCGGTAGTACAGGCTGCGGCCGAGCCGGTCACCGATGAACATCGCCATGTTGCCGAAGGCACCGGAGTCGAAGTAGCACTCATGCACCTGGTTGTCGAAGTTGGCTGAGTAGCGCGCCGAGAACAGCAGCTTGTTGACCTCCTCCAGGTAGCCCTTGACCTCGTCGTCCTCGGCCAGGGCCGGCTGCATCGGGCGCAGGCTGTGCCATTGCTGGTTGCGAGGCGTGACCAGCGAGTGCATGGCGGCCGCGAAACGGTCGAGGGCCAGGGCGGGAGCGGCATCGAAGATCTTCTCCGTGCGCCGTTCGCCCTTGGGCTCGGTGATCTTGCCCCGCTGGCGCTTGAAGTCGGCCTTGCGCGGGATGATGCGGTCGGCGATGTCCTGCCACACCTTCTCGAAGTAGACGCGCTGCTGGCGCATGCGCTCGTGTTTTTCGAGGATGTCGGTCGCGCGCGAGTCCGCCATGTCGTTCTCCGATTACTGCCCGAGCAGGG